ACAGATCCTGATAACAGTGACTATACTGCTGCTAACGCTAACATTCTTGTTAGAATTAACAAACACCAGTATAGAGATACAACAGGCATATAGGAGGTTAAACTATGGCTATTTCTAGAAGTCAACTCGTTAAAGAGTTAGAGCCAGGTTTGAACGCTCTGTTCGGCTTGGAGTATGAAAGATATGAAAATGAACACGCAGAAATCTTTGATCAAGAATCTTCTGACAGAGCATTCGAAGAAGAGGTAATGTTATCAGGTTTCGGTTCTGCACCAACAAAAGCAGAAGGTGCTGGCATATCTTTTGACACAGCGGTTGAAGCTTACACTTCACGTTACACACACGACACAATTGCATTAGGTTTTGCAATAACAGAAGAGGCAATCGAAGATAATCTTTATGATCAGCTTTCTTCTCGTTATACAAAAGCTCTTGCAAGATCAATGGCAAACACAAAGCAAGTTAAAGGCGCTGACGTATTAAACAATGCGTTCGCTGCTGCTGGTGCTGCGGGTACAAATCCGGGTGGTGATGGTGTTTCACTTATCAACACTGAGCACCCATTAGCACAAGGTGGTGTTTTATCAAACAGATTAGCAACTGATGCTGATTTAAACGAAACATCTCTTGAGCAGTCATTAATTGACATTGCTGCATTTGTCGATGAGCGTGGTCTTAAAATCGCAACACAAGGTAGAAAACTAATTATTCCAAAAGAATTACAGTTTACTGCTGACAGACTAATGGCTTCTGCCCTTAGAACTGGAACTGCTGACAATGACATTAATGCTATCAGAAACATGGGAATGATACCTGAAGGTTATGTAGTAAATCACTTCTTAACTGACACTAACGCATTCTACATTAAAACTGATGCACCTAATGGATTAAAGCATTTCGTGAGAACTCCACTTTCCACAAATATGGAAGGTGATTTCGACACAGGTAACGTAAGATACAAAGCTAGAGAGAGATACTCATTTGGTTTCTCAGATCCTAGAGGTATTTTCGGAACTTCAGGCGCATAATAATTAATTAATATTTTAAAGGGCGTATGTCTTTGACTGCGCCCTTTTTTTATGCCATATTGAAAGTCTAGCATTTAACAGTCATACACACTGAGCTAGCAGACGGTATAGAGACTGTATGACGAATGGTCTATACAACCAAGGAGGTTTATTATGGCTACACACTTTAAAGGGCCAATATTATTTTCAGCGCAAAGAGCTGCACTAGAAAATTTAAATATTGCCAGATGGAATGATCAATTCATTCAGTTCGATGATTACGATCATGGAGCAATTGACGAAACACTAAGATGGACAATCGTTAAAGATTCAGGAGCAGCCGCAGCTATCGTTGCAGATGCTAGATCTGGTGAACTCAATTTAACTTCAGCGAACACAACAGATAATGACGGTGCTTCAATTCAAGGAAAGCAAGAGTATTTTTCTCTTCCTTCAACAGCAGGTAACAAGTTGTATTATGAAACAAGAATTAAAATGTCTGATGTTGATCAGATGGATGTTCTCGTTGGATTAACAGAAACATTTACAACCAATCCTGAAAATGCTTTAGCATCATCAAACATCATTGGTTTTTTATTGACTGATGGTAGTGCTGTTATTGCTGGTGTAACAGAGGCTTCTGATACAGCAACTACTGTAACTTTAGACACAACTTTATCAACTTTAACAAACGATACTTACGTAACTTTAGGTTTTGTTGCAACAAAAGCTAACAGTGATGGTAATAATAAGGTTGATTTTTACATCAACAGAAAATATGCAGGAACAAGCACAACAAACATTCCAACAGCTAACATGAAAATGATGGCGATGAGTGTATCAGGTGATGCCACAGGTCAGAAGATAACAACTTTAGATTACATGATGGGTGCTCAAGATAGAGATGTAACATACTCTGACGGACCTGCGTAAGGAGTAAACAATGATTAACTATAGATCGGCTAAAGTAACTGCTACAGGAAATGTAGGAACAGGTCCCGCAAGACTGATAGCTATTCACGCTGTCTGTGGTGGAACTGCTGGTAGTATCGTTTTAAAAGATGGTAGTGGAGGAGCAACTAAACTAGATTTAGATACTCCTGCATCAGCAACAGCAGTCATTGAAACTTACATTGGAGATACAGGTATGAGATTTGAAGATAGAATACATGCTACATTAACTAATGTAACTTCACTAACCTGTATATTTGCGTAATGGCAGATAAACAGCCACCAAAAACAAAAAAATATTTCCGCCCCACTAAAAAAGGGGCGGGAATGACTAAAGCAGGTGTTGCTCGTTATAGACGAGAGAACCCCGGTTCTAAATTAAAAACTGCTGTGACAGGTAAAGTAAAGCCCGGTTCAAAGGCAGCGAAAAGAAGAAAGTCTTTCTGTGCTAGAAGTGCAGGACAAATGAAAAAATTTCCAAAAGCAGCAAAAGATCCAAATTCAAGATTAAGACAAGCAAGAAAGAGATGGAGATGTTAAATGAAAATTTCAGATCAAACAAGTATCTCCATGCCAATGAGAAACTTAATAAGTATTCTTGCAGCAGTAGCAATAGGCGTGTGGGCGTACTTTGGAGTTATTGAAAGATTAAATAATATAGAAACTAGAGCAACTCTATTTGAGTCTGATCTTGTTAAGAATGCAGTTCAAACACCTATTGATCAAGAACAGTTTATGTTGCTAGAGTTCATAGCTGGACAAGTAGAAAGCATGAGTGAGGATTTGGAAAATATGTCTCACAACAAAGTTAATATTATGAGATTACAAGCAGACATGGAAAAAGCATTAGAAGATATAGAAAAATTAAAAGATAAGGTAAGACATAATGGTAACTAAAGTAATTATAGCTTTAATTTTATTTTCTGGTGGTACTATGATTGAACATACTGTAACAGATGGTGTCAAAGATTGTCTTGAGAAGAAAAGAATTATAGAACGTAACATGCAATCTGATACAGCAAGAGTATCTTGTGCTAAAGTAGAAGCGCAAATTGAAACCATAGAAGGTGTCGAATTTATTAGGTCTATGAGTAAGGTGGATTAATGGGAAATTGGTTTCTTTATTTAATAAGTTGCTTGATACTAACTTTAACATTTGTCATTGGTGGCACAAAAAATTTTTACGCTGAGACTAATACCGTGTCGAGTACGGTAGTAAACAATACACCCCCAACAGCAAATGCACCTGTTCTACCCAATTCCAACAGTGATATTTGTAAAGTTGGTGTGGGAGGAGCAGTTCAAAATAATG